TACTTGTAACTAGAGATTTGGATCCCAAGTCACTGGACGCAATGGGCAAACCCACAGTTAATCCTGGAGAAGCCGATCTGTTTTCGTTTAACTATAAAACTGAAAACAGCGATTACGGCACAGTTGTTGTGCTGGTAAACGGTGATAACGATCTTGAAGTTTACTACGGTGATAACCTTGGTAGAGGAATGGAACGTGACGATCGCAGCGACTGGTATGACTTTCTTGCTGCTATTAGAAACTTGGCAAAACGTAACCTACTCACATTCAGCTTAAACAACATGAACAAACTGAAATATTCAATGAAAAGTATGGCAGACCTTGCAGAAGGTTTGGTAATGGAAGCATGGAAAGGCACAAGCAAAACCAGTTATAGCAACCAACCAGGAAAATCAAAAGTAATAATAAAGCATTCACGAGCAATTGGCGAAGGCGAAGCACGGTTTAGAAACATTGAAAGTTTATTTGTAGAAAACTCACAAGGCGAAAGATTCAAAATGCCGTTTCGCAGCATTGCTGGCGCAAAAGCAATGGCAAGACACGTTAGCGAAGGCGGCACACCATACGACGGTTTTGGCCAACACATTAGCGATACTATCAACGAAATTAACACACTAGGTAAATTTATTAGAGCAAGCAGAGGCAACGCCTTTGCGCAAAACGAAAGTGCATTGAGCATTGTAGAAGATGCAGTCAAGCACTATGCCGACTTAAAACGCAAAGCAAAGAAAATGATCAGCCGCAAAGGATACAAAGAAATTTTTGCAGCATATGATCCAATGGCAATTACAGAACTTGATGAGACTGTGAACAGAGTAAGAGAAGTTTTTGTTAACAGTTCTCTTGATACTCGCATTGAAGAGGCACTGCCAATACTAGCAAAGATACAGGAAGAGAACATGAAAGAAGCAGACATTTTTGAACAGTGGGCTGACCGTATCACTGAAGGAACTTGGGCATTGCCAGACTCGCAAGAGCAAATGGCAATGCTAAAAGAGTTAATGAGCGAGCCGCTACAGTGTGGACCCGACGGCGAGTATGCAACAGAACAGTTATACGATCTAATTGGCGATGATGAACTATTCGACGATATCTATGTACTAAGTCAAAAAGATCCAAATGCAGATTGCAGAGATCTTGTAAAAGCAAGACTTGCAGACTTTGACATTGTTATTGATGAGTCAGTCAGCGAAGGTGCTATGAGCGACTTACATCAACACATTGGTGAAATGATTGCAGATGGCGACAGCAACGAAGAAATCAAAAAGATGCACCCTGGTATAAACGATAAAGACATCAATGATATCCGCAGACAAATGGAAGAATCAGTTAACGAAGACCCAACACAGGAAGAGCCGGCACAAACAGGCAACTATCAATCACAGCAAGCAGCCGCAGCCACTGGCAAAGCAGACAGTTTAAAAATGGGACTAGGCGGCGACAACGACCTTGACGAAGCAAACAACATTAGCAACAGTGAAGAGCAAGACTTAGATGACGAAGACATGACAGAAGTAATTGACATTGACACAGGAAAAACAGCATTAAAAGCAGAACGTGATCCAATGTTAGAAACAGAGCTAGACAGACTACTACAACTAGCTCGAGGATAACATGACTCCAGAAATAATTATCCCTGATCAGTTATGGCTGATTAGGGATTTCTTCCCCCAAGAACAACGTGATTTTGTTCAAAATTTATATCGCAAAGCAGAAAACAATGCACTCAAAATGATCTACGACAACCGTTTGCTAACGGACTGGAGTGAGACTCGCGAGCTTAACGACGTTTGTGCAACGTGGGCACCATTTTTTAGTGAACTAATGGGCGTAGAACTGAAACCTCAAGTAGGATATGTAAGTGTCGAATTACCGTTGGCTCGAATTCAAATGCATCGATTACATCCTGATATTAAAGCACAAGTGCAGATTCCGTTGTGTACACAAATGGCTCCTTGCAACCACTATGCATTTTGCACCAGTGATGAAGTTAACAATGCTGTTTGTGCAGATCATGAAGTTCCGCGCAAAATTGATGTAATCACGGAAGTTCAGTTTGTTAACCACGAACCATTTAGTGCAATTGCATATCGCAATAATCCGCGAACTTATAATGGAATGATGGCATCTATTCCAGAAAATACCACTCGCGAAACACTATGGCTTAACTATCAGTAACATTATACTGGAATACTACACTAGTTCGTGTTCCACTACTGCTAATAACCTGGTGTTCTTTGAGATCTGTATTTAAGTTTAAGTAACCGCAATTTGGTTCAATTGGAATTTGTATACTTGGATCAACGTGCAAAAATTCTGCACCTACAGTATCTCCATCACTGTCAATATAGACCTGCAATGTAACAATTATATCTGGTGCATCATGATGCACCTGGCAACCAAAACCCGGTAAGTCTAACCAAAACTTACTAATCATAAAGTTTAGGTTGTAATTTGTTAGCTTGTTCAGACCTGGCAAAAGATCTAACCCAAGTTGCTGTAGTCGTTGATGATCTTTTCCATTATCTAACAGTAATCTAAGATGAGGACGACTAACACTAAAACGATTGTCCATATTGGTCTTAATGTCATTTAGCCAGATCATTGTATCTGGATCAAAGCAGTCCTTGACTATCCATAAATTAGATGCTATATTAAACGTGTTCATGTGTATATTTACTCCACATCTAAAGACTAAACAAACTTTGCCGTTTTGGATTGACGGACTAAATAAAAGCGCATATACTGTAGTACAGTGTATGTTAGGCTATACACAGATGCGTAGTTGCGCATCACAGGCAAATGATAGAGTAGTAGTTGCTACTCGTAGGCACATAGGAGAAATAAAATGGCTTCATTAGCAGAAATCCGCGCACGCCTTGCAGCGGCAGATAATAGACAAGGCAATCAGTCATCCGGCGGCGATGGCGCAATTTACCCACATTGGAATATGAACGAAGGCGATAGTGCAACTCTACGCTTCCTTCCTGATGCGGATAATAACAACACGTTCTTCTGGATTGAACGTGCAATGATCAAACTTCCTTTCAATGGTGTTAAAGGGCAAATGGATAGCAAAAGCGTCCAGGTGCAGATTCCTTGTATTGAAATGTGGGGCGAGACTTGTCCAATCCTCACAGAAGTACGCACATGGTTTAAAGACAAAAGTCTTGAAGATATGGGTCGCAAGTATTGGAAAAAGCGTTCATATATCATGCAAGGTTTTGTGCGCGAAAACCCAATTGCTGATGACAAAAGTGAAAAAGCAATTCGACGCTTTATTATTGGTCCTCAGATTTTCCAGACTATCAAGTCAGCATTGATGGATCCGGAGTTGGAAGAACTTCCAACAGACTACGAGCGTGGCCTGGACTTCCGCGTAAGCAAGACCAGCAAAGGTGGATACGCTGACTATTCCACATCAAAGTGGGCTCGCAAAGAGACTCCACTTACAGCACAGGAAGCAGAAGCAATTGAATCACAGGGTTTGTATAACCTAGGTGATTTCTTGCCAAAGCGTCCAGACGAAGAAGCTCTTAAAGTGATGAAAGAGATGTTCGAAGCCAGTGTTGATGGACAAAGCTATGACGCAGAGCGTTGGGGCAATTACTTCCGTCCAGCAGGCATGGCAGCACCGGAAGGCTCCTCGGGCTCAGCACCAGCGGCGCCAGCGGCACCTGTAGCAGCAGCACCAGTTGTTGAAGCGGAAACAGTGCCTTTTGAAGTTGCACCAGCAACTCCAACTGCACCAGTTGCAACACCTGCTCCAGCAGCAGATAGCAGCAACAAAGCAGAAGATATTCTTGCTATGATTCGTAGCAGACAGTCTGCATCCTAACTAGCAGTGAGGGCAGGGATTTTATTCCCTTTTTCTCCCTGCCCTCATATTTGTATATATACGATCATAAACTAGGAGAATACAGTGGCAAAACCATTTGACGTAAGCAAGTTCCGCAAGGACATTACAAAAAGCATTGACGGGTTGTCAATTGGCTTTAACGATCCTACAGACTGGATCAGCACAGGCAACTATGCACTAAACTATTTGATTTCAGGAGAATTCCAC